GGACCAGTTGGCCCTGTAGGGCCTGTTCCACCTGCTGGACCAGTAGGACCAGCAGGACCACTTGGACCATCGGGTCCATCGGGTCCATTTGGACCTGTCGGACCTGTAGGTCCTGTGGGTCCAGTTCCCCCTGAAGGCCCTGTGGGTCCTGTGGGTCCTGTAGACCCTGCTGGGCCTACTAAAGAAACACCAGTTGGCCAAGAGCCGCTAGCTTTTGGCCCAAAGATTTCGTTATCACTTGTTTGAATATAAAAGTCACCATCGACGCCAGTTGGCCCTGATGGATCTCCAGATCCATTAAGAACTGTTTTACCAGCAGCACCAGTCGGACCTGTAGGTCCAGTGCCACCGCTAGGACCTGAAGGTCCAGTCGGACCTGTGGGTCCTGTTCCCCCTGCTGGACCGTCAGGTCCATCAGGTCCATTGGGTCCTGTCGGACCTGTAGGTCCAGTTGGGCCTGTTCCACCACTAGGGCCTGAAGGCCCAGTGGGTCCAGTAGATCCAGTTGGTCCTGAAGGACCTGTTGGTCCACTAGGCCCAACTAAAGAAACGCCAGACGGCCATGACCCACTAGCTTTAGGACCAAAGATCTCGTTATCGCTAGTCTGAATATAAAAATCGCCGTCAACGCCAGTGGGTCCTGACGGATCACCAGATCCGTTAAGGACAGTCTTACCAGCAGTACCAGTTGGACCGCTAGGTCCTGTAGGACCAGTACTTCCAGACGGCCCTGTAGGGCCTGTAGGGCCAGTAGGACCATTTGGTCCATTAGGTCCGCTAGGTCCTGTGGGACCAGTCGGACCAGCAGGACCAGTCGGGCCAGCAGGACCAGTTGGGCCAGTTGATCCGCTAGGACCAACTAGAGAGACCCCAGAGGGCCATGATCCGCTTGCTTTTGGACCAAAAATTTCATTGTCGCTTGTTTGTATATAGAAATCGCCATCTACACCAGTAGGTCCAGAAGGATCTCCTGAACCATTCAAAACTGTTTTTCCAGCAGTTCCAGTTGGGCCTGTAGGCCCAGTCGGACCAGTCCCCCCTGAAGGTCCAGAAGGACCAGTTGGACCAGTAGGACCAGTACCACCTGCGGGTCCAGTGGGACCAGCAGGACCAGTAGAACCAGTAGGACCGTTAGGACCGTCAGGGCCAGTTGGACCTGTCGGACCTGTAGGTCCAGTCGGTCCAGTACCAGAAGGTCCTGTAGGACCAGTTGGACCTGTAGGTCCGTTAGGTCCTGTAGGACCACTTGGCCCTGTTGGGCCAGTTGACCCAGAAGGACCCTGTGATGCTAACGTCTGCCAATACGCTGATTCCGCTGGCGTATTCCCAGTCGTAGCTTGCCTAGCCACATAAGAAGAACCGTTATAGGTTACAACATCGCCAGCAGCGTAAGTAGTGCCACCTGCATATGTTCCTTCATAATCTGGACCATCAGCTATTGATACCTGAACAATAGGATCTAATAGTTTGGTGTATTGGATGTCTTTTGGCATTAGCTCTCCAAAGCAGCAAGTCTCGTATTTAAATCTTTAACTATTGCAATTAATGGAGCAACAAGCATTTCGTAGTGAATACCTCTTGGAGTTGTCGTATCCTCATCATATGAAACAGCATAAGTCCAACCAGAATCATGCAGGCTTTCAGCGGATAAACCTGCTTCAAGAGGGACTGAAGAATCATCATTGTTGTCTCTAAAATGAATTGGTCTAGCATCTAAAACTTTATACGCATCAGATACAGAAATATCAGTAATGTCTTTTTTGAAACGTTCACTAGAAGTATATTCTTTAATAGCCCCATCAGCGCTCATCCTGCGTAACGTAGCGTACCCAGAACTACTAGTCGTAGGCAAAGTAGTAGCTAAAGTAAGTTTGCCAGCAAGCCCAAGAGTGTCAGTAGTAACACGATAAATACCTACATCAGCATCATCGTGAAATCCTAGAGCAGGTGTGCCACTAGTGCCGTCGTGAATCGCTATTCGCCCTCCAAGAATGTTTAAATTCAAAGTAGCAGCAGTAGTTCCATTAGATTTAGATTGTATTTCATTTGTATCTATAGCTATGTGTTGTCCAGTTCCATCAGCATGACCTACAATCATAGCTCCAGAAATTGCATCAAGGTCAACGTCATCCCCACCAGCAATAAATGCCCTACCAGTAGCAATACCAAAGTCCCCATCAACAATTAACTTATCTGCTGATTCATCCCATTCCATATACCTACTTGGTGTGTCTCCAAAAAATTTAACGTCTTTTCCTGTTCCGTCTATTCCGACAGTTATATTACCATTTGCTTGTAAGGTTGAATTTAAAGTCACAGCAGCATTAAATGCAGCAGTGCCAGCAAACGTATTCGCACCTGTTAAAGTAGGTAAACTATTATTAATATAGTTTTCTACTTCAGTAAAGTTAGTATTCATCTCAGAAGCAACAATCGGATTGCCAGCTTGAAAATTGTCATTAGTGATAGTTAAAGCCATTAACGTACCTTCCTATTTTTGTAAGTAAACATCAGCCCATTAATTTCCCAACTACTTGATTGAGAAGGACCATTTATTTTTAGAGCTATAGCTTTAGCCATTCCTAAACTTTGCAGACGCACGATATCAGTAATTGTAGAAGCAGCTTCAGAAGCCCATACACCAGTACCACCCACAGGTTCATTATCTGCATCTGAACCAGAAGCCCAAGTCGTAGTAGAACCTGAAGATTCCCAAGTTGAAGTAGATTCACGACCAGTTAAATTTAAATAGATAGTCTTATCGCTTGAAGATTTATCATAATCTGAATAAACTTCAATAGGCATAGTTAAAGTTGAAGAAGCATCCAAAACTATTTGAGGCCTACCCCAACGTTTTTTAACTACAGGATTTTTACCAGACATCCAAGGAGTAGTGAAATACGCATTGATTCGGGTTGAAGCACTACCATTATAGCTATCTGTTGATCTAGATTCTTCTAATTTAATTACACGACCCTTATCCGCAGAAGTTGAAAACACGGATGTGCCAAGAAGTGTAGGCAGCCCAGCAGGAGGAGAATGCACATGTAAAGTAGTTGCATTTATATCAGCTAATGTCCAAGCCTCAATAGAAGGATCAAATATGAAAGTATGACGAGCAGTAACTGAACCAGTCTGATAATACTTCAACATATCAAGCGTCACGTACAAACGATTCTCATACCATGCAAGTTGATGCGCAGTAGTAAAGCTAATTCTCCCATTATCAATAGCAGGCCTCAATTTTTCAAATATGTTAATGAATTGTTCTCCATTGTACAGGTACACTCCTGCACGATCATGCCAGAAGAAGACACCATACGGTGTAGAAACAGGAGATGATAAAGCTATAGATCCCACATCACGAGTCAATGCTGTAACCTGAAAAGAATCAGATCCAAACCCATACATAGCATGAACACTATTGTTTTTAAAGATAAGTAAACGATCAGCTAAAGGAACCAAACCAGTAATAACATCTCCACGTTCACCTACGTCAATATCTACATAATCTGTAGCTGCCCATTTCTCAGGATCATTAACATTAGACCAACGAAGCCTTGAATTGTGATAAGTTCCACCTTCACGAGTTTTGCCCACCCAAGCAAGGTTATTCCAAAAAGTAACATACTGGGCTATAGGGAAATTACCAGCAGATCCGTCAATATCTGTGCCTAAATCAGCGCCACTAGAGCCATCCCATTTGAATGAAACAACATCACCTGACACGCCATAGAATACATTATTCATAGTCATGCCATACATGCGAGAAGTAGATGTCCTAGCTGTAGGGCCACTCAAAGTAGAAAAATTACTACCTGAACTGTACTTTATATTATTACTACTGTCTGCTGTATTCGCAATAATATGCGATGTGCCTGAATCAGTAAAAAAAGATGCAAGTCCATTAATCTGATGAGCGCTAGCTTGTGTACTATTTAATGCAGCGACACCATTACGTAGCTTAACACCGCCACGAGGATCTACATCAACATTCAATAAATCAGGGGATTCATTAGGAGAAACATTGAATTGATCAGTACGAAAATTTAATCCCCCTTGGAAACTCTCAAGAACTTGAGTTTGATATGCCTTTTTTGCCATAGCTACTCCCAGCTATAGCGCAAACGGTCACTCATATACGACTGTGAACGCCACCTAGAAACTCTACTGCTATTCATGATAAGAGGTTGAGGTGTAGGAACGTCAATATATCTTGCACGAAGGTTATCTAACTCCCTAGCGAACACACCATAATACTGTCCAGCCATCTCAGGGTCTTCTTGTTGCTCGTAAGCACGAGCAGCCCCATACGTAGCGAATAGAATATGGAAAGGCTCAGGGAAATCAGAAGGCTCTGTGGCATCAGCACTACCTGCACCAAATGCTGCTGGCTTTTTATATCCCCTTACATAAATTGTTTGGACAGAAGACGGCGAAGGATATAACCGTACTTTTTCAGCCCAATCAGACCAATACCAAACATCTCCGCTACTACTTGTATTAAGCGGATAAACTAAATCACCGTCATCACGGCCTATATAGTTGACAATATGATCATCTGTGCGTAAAGCAGCTACGTCACGTAATCCATTAGTATTAGTTACAAGCGTTGTTGAAGAAGACTTCAAATCATAATCAGACGTATTCCCTACCGTAGGGAACGTATCTTCTACCTCATAGAAAGGCCAACGCTTTTCGGAATACACCACTTGGTCGTATCCCTCGCCTATAAAGCGATTTAGGATGTCGTCAGAAATATCATTAGAATCAATATCTAGCAACCCACGAATGTAGGTTCTCATTTCAGATATTTGCATAACTATTTCCTATGAAAGTTACACAGATCGCTACCCGCAGGGGGTCGCCCTTTACAGGGGTCACCCTTGCGAGTAAGCGAACTGCATCTAGGTGTTTCAGGGGATGGCTCAACAGTTGCTGTATTCATACTAGGTATTCTTTGAACATTTCGGGATGGGCCTACACCTTGTGGGCGTGGGCTACTATCTCGGAATGATTTGCTAGTTGATGGTTGACCATAAGGTCTAGCACCTGATTTATATGCGTTAGCAGAGCTTCTACCCATGAATCTCCTAAGCTGGTGTGATACCGTACATGTAACCTTGTCTTGAACGATTGCTCGTTGTCAAGTTACCGTAACAAAGAATCTGTGAGAACACGGAGTCTTTGTTAGTTGGTCGTACAAACGGTGTTGGTTTAAACCAAACATCGCTGTGTGCAACAAGTTGTATGTATTTAGTATTTAGGAAGTAAAGTTTTCCTTCACCAGCTAATGTGTCATCAAAGGTTATTGGGCAACCTTTGAACAATAGGTTCTGGAATCCACCGTCAGCCATATCAGTATCTGTGTACCGAATGTTCTGATCTAGCAAAGCTTCATAAGCTTCGTATTGTGCTTGTCCAGTAACACATATTGTAGGTTGGTCATTACCAACTGATACATTGTTATATAGTGTTGCCATAGCAGCAACGGTTAGAGCGCCACCCTGATTGGTAACAGATGATCTCCACCATGTGTTATCTGAATCAGTAGCGTCAATTCCTGCAAGCGCAGCAGTACCGTCATCATTGCCAAGACCAACTAGAGCTGAAAGCCCCATCCAGTCTTTACCACTGTTACCAGTGGAGTTACCAAAGAACATCGTGTTGAGGTTCTCAATGATGGTTTCTTGCGTTTGGAAGATTTTACCTTCCAACAGATCAATGATCTGTGCTTCACCGTTGTTTTTGGCTTCTTCAATACCACTGATTGTTACGGTTGCAGCATACTGTCTCCAGTCGTACTCAGCAGCAGAAATGCCTGCTTGAGCCGTAGTGGTGATAGAATCTGTCCCTGCGTAAGAGCCAGCAGAAGTGTTTTTGCCATAGATAATTGGAACGACGATCTTAGAACCACCTGAAATACGCCGAATTGTTTGACCATTAGTCAAAGCATAAAACAGAGGTCGTGCGCTAAACACGTTATCTGTTAACTTCGGAATATAGTTCTTTAAGGTAGTAGTAAGAATCTCGTCAAAGTTACTGTTTCCAGCAGCCATAATAATCTTCTCTCCTTAGAGGTTAATTGTTTAATTGTTGTTTTGCTAAAGCGAAAGCATCTCTAAGACTAGAAATATTAGGAGTAGGTTCAGATTCGGTTCCCGATTGGGTTGACCCTCCAGCACTAACAACCGCTGCATCACGTTTCTTTGATGTGATTTCTTGCTCTTGCGAAAGTTTATCCGCAATAGACTTAACATCTCCAAATTGCCAATGAGCATACGCAGCTTCTAAGTTGGGTATGCGATTTTGGACTGCATGATTTAGTAGATCTTGCTTATTGAACTCTCCATATTTGTCTTGCAAAGTATTAACTTCACGCTCTATTTGCTGGACACGATGTATCTGCTCTTGCCTTGCTACTTTACCTTCTAACTCAGCTATCTTTTGAGATGTCATATCGGGTTCTTCCCAAGAAGAAGAAATGTATTCTTCATTCGCAGGTTGATTACCACCCATATTTACATTAAAAGAACTAGCTAAAGTTTGAAGTGTCCCCGCTGGATCATATTCCAACGCTGACACAATAGACTCAGCTTGATGCAAACGCTCACGTTCAGCAGCTATCTCCTGCGTCTTACGAGTGTAATCCGCTTGTCGTTGATAACCGTTTTGAAGTTCTTCCAGACTGACCTGCTGTTCCTCACCATCTACTTTGATAGTATATGCAGGTTCCTGTGGTACTTCAGTTGAAGTTTCAAGGTTATCCACTGTAATCGTGGGTTCTATGACTTCTGTTTCTTCAGGCACAATTGCCCTCCTTTGGAGTCTTAACTAATAAGTTGTTCCTATAAGAAGTAAAACGTGTCCCACTAAAGGGAAGGAAGTTCCAATCCCATCTGATTTTGCAGTTGGGCAAGGATTTCTGGCGGAATACCACCTGTGGGAGCAAATACTCCACCTTCAGGTGTTGGCGGAGGCATCATAGCTTGTCCCCCCATTGGTGGCCCCATTTGTGGGGGCATCATTCCTACTTCAGGAGGTATACCGCCTTCAGGAGGCATACCTTCCTCAGGTCCACCCATAGGTGGTGGACCTTGTTGCATTAGGAAACGCTCAGGATCAGTAATGCCAAATCCTGCTTCAAGAACATGTATTGCTAAAGCACTTGGGTCAATAATAACCCCAATAAGTGGACCTAATGCGTTCATTAAGGAAATAGCTTGCTGTTTCCTAATAGTTTCATTCATTGGCTGTGTAGAACCAGCTTGCACCGCAAAGTCGTATTCCCCTAAAATCTCATCTCTGCCATAAGGAACCCACGCAGTTTCACCACCACGTAAGTTGATTCTAGCCATTTGATCACCAGTCATGAATTGTTGCATTAATTGCAATACACGGCGGGCGACGAAGGTAATCCCTAGTTCAATAATTGCTAACTTATCTGAAGATCTAGCATTCTGTGCGTCAGCTACAATAGAAGCTTCTGTTGCTGTTCTTCGTATCTCAGGCATAGCTCCACGAGCATACTCAGAAAGACCTGTTACAGTATTGATATCTTCTTCAATTATTTGCGAATAGTTGTAGATTTCAGGAGAGATCGGGACTTGTGGCATAGGAATAACCACTTCACTAAGTGGTTTATTCTCATCAACAACAGGCACAAGACGACCATCTTGCTCTGATTCCAACGCCTCACGGCCTTCAGGTCCGAAGGAACGTTCATGATATAGGTATTTACGAGCATATCGTTTCCTATCGTTCATCAATTGAGTTCTAGTTTTGTCCAACTCAAGTTGTAAACCTTCCATAGCTTCCAGATCACCCATTGGATAAAAATGATCAGGAACATCATAGTTTCGCAACATAACGAAAGGTTGACCATAAGCATAAGGCATAGCAATGGGATCAACAAGGTATTCTTCACCTTGGTCCGCAAATATTGCAATAGTATTGTCAGCTATATCATAAAATTCCCATACGACAACTTGATCATCAGTGAACTGAGCTTTTTCTTCTCTATCTGTTTTGGAATACAAGTCGGGGTCTATTGATACAGATAAGCGTTTCCTAGCTGAAGGTTTGTATCTCTTATCCTTCTTTGCCATCTCTAAAGGTCTAACAATCCTTTGTGCAATCCATTTAGCATCAGCCATGCATGTAGCATCAGGATCAACATAAATGTCAAAGGGGCTGATTCTTTCTACAAAAGGCTGATCTTCAACTATTTTCATAATTGTTTCAGGTAGATTTGCTTCTATTTCTGGATTAGTTGGAATTTCAAGAGATAATTCAGGTTGTTCCATTACAAACTTATCTGCTTCAGAAATTCCTTGTTTAAGCATGATGTCACGTTCAGTATCAGAGACTGTTTGTTCTTGTTCTACGAATTTCCAACCAACTTTTACCCAACCATGCCCAAATATTAGAAAGTCTTTAACTGCACGCCTATATGGTGTCCTAAAGTCATGATGTCGCCATAAATAGTTAATTACTGCCTCAGCAAATACAGCCCTATCTCTATCTTCAGGGTTATTAGCTTGAACAGTTATTTTAGGGTAGTTAACAGCAACAGAAGGTTCAATAACGTTAACTGTTGAGAATGCTAGGTTAACTGCGATTAGATCTTCGTTAGCTGTTGTTTGAGGAAAGTGCCTGCCACGGTATAGATCATTTAATCTACGCCATGTTCTGTCTAATCCTTCAGAATCACGCCATCTCTTGCATTTATCAATACGTTCTTTAGTATTAACTAATTTTTCTGCACGAGTTTTCTTTGCCACATCAAACCTTTGCGATATTCCTACCTTGAGCTTTAGCTTCAGCTACTACCTTCTGCTCACGTTGATTGTTCGTTAAATCCATTTCATCATCAGCTAAAGCGACAGCTTTCCAACCACGTTTCAAATCAAAAGTTAGACCTTTTAACTTGAGATGCCGTTGATATAGCTCTTTTAACTCATCTTTGGGAACAGCCCCACGCAGATCAGTAACGTAATCCGCAAATTCTTGGTAGCTTGCCCCATCAGGCAAGATAGCCATATCTAAGCTGGGTTACCTTTATATTTAGGTTGTCTATGTGCAGGTTCTACATTACCTGTTAGTCCATGCTGATTTTTAGGAGTTGACCGTTCCCAAGTCGCACCTTTATCATTGGTGTGATTGTTAACTTTGCCTCCACTAAACCGCTGTGTTGGACTCTGAGGACCATGTGGTTCCCAGATGGGGTTAGCGCAAACACTAGCGCCACGTTCCATCTTATTGTTTTTACCTGACTTGCCGTCAACTGTTTCTGACGCACTTGTGTGCGAAACAAATTTTCTTGCCATTAAAGCACCTTCCATGTATACATATGCTCTATAAGTAAACTAGAGTGTCCCACGAAGGTTATGTAAGCCTATTTGAAGCGGAATTTCCGAAGAAACATCATTACCAAGGCGAGCAAACCAATCAACAGTCCAGTAATCATCCACTTTCGGCGCATATTCAGGTTCATAAGCGTATTTCCTCATTTGGTTAGCTAAAGCAAGGGCCATAACACGGTCATCATACGGAGAACCAGACATAGAACCTCTATCGTTCCTAGTAAAGGTTCTAAGCTCAGCAACAGTATGCTTGTCATAAATGGATAATTCCCAATTTCTAAGAGCAGAACCAAGATCATCAATCATCAAAGGTTTAGATGTCCTAGTTGTTTTCCAACCATATTCTTGGCTTATTCTGTTACTCATATTATTTAATTGCCTTCGCCTAAATAGATTAGGATACCCTAAATGCCTTAATTCCGTAATTGTCGTAAGACCATGATTATTAGACTCAACGCAACAAAGAGCATCACGATACCACAACCCCAAAGCATATACTTCCTCAGCAAGTAAATCAGGTGCAATGTGTCCATGCCAAATAGCAACTTGTTCTCCTGTTCCAACATTTAATACTTGTATACATGAGTAGTCTCCATGTTTTAAACCTTCAGCAGTATCAACACCCATTACATAAGCGGATCGTGATTCTGGTTCTTTCCAAACTTCAACAGCCATTATCTTCTAAACTCCACGTGATTACCATTACGCCACATATAACCAAGTTGCCCTCGGATAGTTTTTTGGTCCATTTCTTGTAATACATCCAGATCAAAAACAGGGTTACCTGACTTAACAAACGCTTCCTCAGGTGTTGTAGGATACTCCTGCGCTAGCTGCCAAGGCAGCATGCTTTCTATCTTCTCTTGATACCAAGCATCTCCCCGATCTTCAGTTGCCGACCAAGGAAAAAACATCGGCGCAAACTTATTTGAACCAGTAGTAGCACCAACCCACAACTGGTGATAAAAATTCCCAGAACCATTCGCAGTGGAGAGACCAATAATGCGACCACCAATGTCAGCAACAGGTTCAATAGAGGCCCAAGCCTCCTCAGGATTTGGGAGAAAAGCCCATTCATCCACAACAATAAGACTTGCTGACTCACCACGAGCTGGGTCAGATGCTGAAGGCATTGACGTAATAAGCGATCCATTATCAAATCCCATTCTTTGTTGATGTTCCATTAACGATTTAGGACCACGCTCAAGCATCCACTCAGGCAAATGCTTAAAGCCATATTTAGTCTTACGTAATAATAGCACAGCTTCACGTTCAGTACGAGAAAGGTCAATTATATTCTGGTCAGAATGAAAAAACGCTAGCCAGAACTGATGAGCAGCTACAAGCGTAGACCACCCAATCTGCCTAGCCTTCAACGTTAACGAATACCTGTTTTCTTCCCAATGCTCTAGCGCTGTTGACTGCGCTGTACGCAAATCAAACAATATACGCCCATGCGCTGGATGAGCTATGTTCCAATAGTTTTGCAAAAAATATTTTTCATTTTTTACACACTTCCGCCATTCGGCTTCTCGCTTAATCTCTGATAGACTATACGACATGCTAACTAATATCTACTGGCACATGCCAGACGCACTGACATCAGAAGAAGTTGACTACATAGAATCAGAAGGAAATACACAGTTTAAACTCTCTTCTTCACAAGGTTCCCATCAGGGAGATAACGCTGAAAGATCTTCCCAGATAGCTTGGCTTGATGATCCCATAATAGAGCTAATGTTAGAGGAACTCGCCGAATCTGCGAACGTTGACGCTGGATGGGTGTTAAATTTGATGCGCCCAGAAGCCGTACAGTACACGACT